TTCCTTACGCTTTTCGTTGTGTCTTATACCATAAGGTAGATTATCACATATATCAATAATAACTAGTTTGTTTTTACTATGATGCTTACGTAATCCACGACCAATTGACTGAACTGTACGTACAAATGACTTACCACCCGCGGCAAATACAATGTTATGAAGGTTCTTAATGTTAACACCAGTAGAAAAGATAGCACTAATAGCAACACATATAACATTATGTTCCTTTTCCATTATACCTTTAATTTTATCACGTTCTTCTACATCTACCTCACCTCTAATGAAGTAAACCTGCTTACCCTCTAATGTACTAAGGTAATTCATTAAAGCCTCGCCATGTTTAATGTGATTAACTAGTATAAGTGTGTTATTTGGTAGCTTACCTACTAACTTACTCAAAAAAGTGTTACGATCAAAGGATTCATATATAAAGTTAAGCTCTTCTCTATATCTATCCTGTGTTTCATAACGAATTTTATCTTTATAGTTAAGATTAAGTACTTTAACGTTAACATTAGCTAGATAATCCTCCATTCTAAGCTCATAACTCGTCTTTTCATAGATAACAGGCCCTAGTTTACCAATAATAGACCACTTATCTATCTGTTTCTCAGGTAATGTACCTGTAAATCCATATTTGTTAGGTGTTTTGATCTTCTTTACTATCTTAGATATCTTATTACCTGATGTTATCTTGTGACACTCATCTACTATTAATAAATCTATATGCTTTATCCAATCATTATCTTCAAACCTACTCTGTATAATGCCTATATTAGCAATAATTACATTCGCAGTAAAGTCTGGCTTTGTTTTTCCAGTCCATTTAGTTAATTTGTATGTTGTTCCACAGTTTATAAATTCTTCATAAGTCTGTTTAACCAATCCTAAATCAGGTACAAGCACAATACACTTAAATGTATCTCTATCTGGGCTATATCTAAAGTAATTTTCTATTAAAGCCGCTGTTGTAAACGTCTTACCAGCACCTGTACCAAGGACACACGTACCTCTACCAAGTCTCATAGCTTTACCTATAACTTCTTCTTGATATTCACGTAAGTCGAAGGCAAAATCTTTATGCATCGGCTTATCTAAACCAACATCTATAGCTTTCTGAAGTGCAGGTGTTATGTTAACCTGTATATTAATCTGATTTTTAATAAGATACTGTCGGAGATCCCAGTATAGCCCAAGCTCACATGAGCCTAAGTTACTAATTACATATTTACGACGAGGTGCAAACCTATTAAACCGTCTAGCGAACCTAGCTCCATCATTTTCCACGCTAAAATGCTCACGTATACGATCGTATAACGACGAATCATCACACTTAATATGAAGCTTACCGGATGACTTTATATAATCAAAGTGTATCATATTATAACTGCTCCATTTTCTGAACATCTATAATGTTCTTGATATCAAATCCCATTTGACCCATAACTTTTTCTACTTTCTCGAGATATTCAATGATCATATTACATTCATATATCTTAGATGTAAGTTCTTGCACGGCATCATGCCGTTCAGCTGCTGATTCAGCTGCAGCTTGACTTATTTTAACTGGTGAAGTTTCGATTACACCTTTCGTTAAGGTCTTCTTAAGAGTCTTTTTTTTATTAAGTAGCTCACCTCGTTTGATCTTAGCTTCCATTAATCTTGCAACCCAGAAATGCTTACGTGCAGGTAGTCTCATTTGAGCTTCCTTAAGATTGAAATCATCGAGAACAAGATCTTTACCGACATCTTCAATAAATTTTTTAAGCAATTCCACAAACTTAGTATAAATATAAATATGCAAGAATCAAGAGGTAAATTTGAAGAGAGATTCTTTAAGTTACTAGCAGAGGATATTTCTACTGGTGGTGGAGCTCTTGGAACAGCAGCTGCAAGTAGTGATATATTTAACCCAGCTACAAATATAAACTCTGGAGATACATATGCGCCTGGTGATGCAAGAAAACCAAAGATGTTGGGTGGTGTTCAAACAAGAAGTGGTTCCGCATCTAAGAAAAAGAAAGATAAAAAGAAGAAAGGTGTAGATGGAGTATTCTTAACCGGGGAAGAAGACGAAGAGGGTATGTGTCCAGATGCTTGTTGTGGAATGCCGATAAAAGAGTGTAAGTGTGGTCCAGAATGTGAACATTGTAATTGTTACGAGATCAACAATGGCTGATCTAGGACATTGGCAGGGATTGCTTACAGAAGATACTATTCCGTACGGTTTTATATACGAGATAACAAATCTCACTAACAACCGTAAGTATATTGGTAAAAAGCAGTGTCAATCTGTACGTAAACGACCACCTCTTAAGGGTAAAAAGAATAAACGGCATCAAATCGTTGAAACTGATTGGAGAACATACACTTCTTCTTCAAATGAGTTAAATAAAGACATAATTGAGCTGGGAAAGGGTAAATTTAAGTTTGAAATCCTTATAAGTTGTGATAGTAAATGGGAACTCTCATATAATGAGATGAAGCTACAGGTAGAACGTGAGGTTTTACTGAAAGATGAGTATTACAATGGAATTATCAACGTTCGAATTGGAAAAAGAAGAAGATAACGTCAGAGGTTATGTTTTTATTAACTTAAATCGACTGTTAGAGGCTTCTTACAATGAATATACGTGGTATATTACGGAGAATGAACTAAAACTCAGTAGAAAAGACAAAAATAAGCTTGGTATACACTTTATTACAAAGAAGCTTATTAATATTTGCTCAAAAGACCGTAAGAAGAAGTGGTTCTACTATCAAATCAATGAAAAAATAGAGAATACACTTGTTAGGCGTATATTTAACGCGCTTCCCACTAATATAACGTATGGAAATGATACTTTTAAATCGTTTTTGAGTGAGAGAGACTACTTAACCTTCGCAAATGTTGATGCATCAGCGGTTAGTTTCCGTAAATTTCGTAATTTTTTGAAAAGATATGAGTTACAGCAACTTGAGGCTGAACTTATGAAGAATATCAATATAAAACTATCACTTCTACCATAAATAAATACATGGACAATAAATTTCTTAAGGTTATTGCAGAGAATCATCCGGGTGAACATGGTGAATATACTGTGACCTTAACGGATCCCTCCGGTAGAGTAGAAAACCAGTTCACTATTACTGGTGGTGATTTCGCTTTTGATAACTTTCAAACGTTTAAACAAGAAATGACCGGAGAGTCAGAAGATAATGAAATGGCTAACGAACTTAGTAAAACTAATATAGATAGTGCAGTTGGTAGGATAGCAGCTAAAGCTAAAAGTGGTGCGGGTGGTTTAGCTGGAAAAATATTAGGTACTAGTGCTCAAGCAGCAAAAAAAGCGGTAAAGGATAGGGAGAAGGTAAACAAAAAGGCTATACCTGTTTTTCAGAAAGCCACAAAAGAACTTGAACAAGCATTAACAAAAGCAGCACAATGAAAACTAATAGATTATTCGAAAAATATATGAAGGCACTCATCGAGCAAGATGAGCTAGAGCCAGTAGATGCTACTGATGCAGCAGAACAGCCACCAGCGCCTGAACCTGAAGTACTTACTTCAGAAGGAGAAAGATTTCTTATTGAGTTAGTAATAAAAGCCTTCTTACATAAGCCTGATGAAACTGAAGCTAACATTGTTAAGGAGCTACAGGCTACACTTTTAAGGGATAGACCAAAAGATGTTCTAGAGAATATAAAAAATATGCTTGAAATAAGCCCAGTCGATACTAAAAGATCGTTAGGTTTAACTACAGATATTAATTCATGAACTATAATAGAAAAGATTTAGCTAATTTATATGGTCAGGTAAGAGGTAAGGAAGTACCTCCACGTAAACATCTACAGGTTTATGGTGAGGGTACGAGTGAGGATCATAAAATAGCAGCTAGAAATGATATAGGTTACAAGGATGTAACAACTGGTGAGTGGAAATTTGAACGCGCGTCTAACGGGTTTATAGAAGATATAATGATTCCGGAGATGGGCTATGCAAATGCTGCATCTTATCTTAAAAGAATTTTATTACGTGGACAGGAGTCAGGGGTTATTGGTAAAGAAGAAACCATTAACAGCTGGAAAGTTAAGAAACTCTTTAATTATATAAAAGACTCTGTTGGTGGCTCTACAATCGTAAATATTTTAAAGGGTTTACCTGATCCTAGATTACAGCAACAATTTAAAGATAATATTAATAATGGGACACCTTTCAATTTTTATGATCTTATTAACAGTGATTTAGATTCTAATTTTAAATATAATAGTGAATTAGATACAATGAGACCTGCAGGTGAGGATCAAAAAACCCGGGGTGCTGCTGGACCTGGAGAAGCTCTTTTAGCGTTTTTATATAATGGTGTTAAACCTCAAGATGCAGGTGATTTACAGTTGGGTAGTGATATGATCGAATTAAAGAAAATAGGTGGTCGTATAGGAAAGGATGTAAATGTTAGTAGAGTTAAAGAGTTACAAAGTCTTTTTAACGCGTTACGGGGCAAAGGCGCTGGTGCATTAAGAGATGATAAGAGAGAGTACGTTGAAAAAAACTGGAAAGGTAAGACGTTAGGGCAGTTTTTAGAATACTATAGTGGTGTTGATGGTTCCGCGGGTCCAGGTTTTGAGGAAGATGCCTATGAATGGTTAATAAAAAATAATAGAGAGGCTGCAGGTAAGGGAGGAGGTTCTACTTACGATCAATTAGTACAGTGGACAGCCGCTATGCAAATGAGTAATTATTTTAATAAAATTGCTAAATTTGATTATTTAGTAGTTTTTAGACCAGATGGAAAACTATCCGGCTTTAGTAAAAAGCAGGGGCAAGAAAATCCTAAAGAGGTGGTTAGTAACCTTCGAAAGCAAGGAATATATTTCGGTAATAAAGAAGATAAAGACGGTCATCAAATATATCTAATAAAATGAAAAACTTTAAACTATATTACGAGCATTATCAGCTTATAGAAGAAGCTACTAAAGCTAACACACACCTAACTCACTTAGAAGAATTAATTCTCACTAAAGGAGATGTGGGGTATGACACGGCACGTGGTTTTATTACCGATTTACTTTCACATTTACAAGGTAAGAGTAAGAGGAAAGTTAATACTTCTGTTAAATGGGATGGAGCTCCAGCTATATTTGCTGGAAAGCATCCTGATACAGGTAAATTCTTTGTAGGTACAAAATCTATATTCAATAGAGAGCCTAAGATTAACTATTCTGACAATGATATTGAAATGAATCATGGGCATGCGCCTGGTTTAGCTGATAAGTTAAAGAAAGCACTCAAATATTTACCTAAATTAGGTATTAAAGGTATACTGCAAGGTGACTTTATGTTTGATACCTCTATGATTGGTAAAGAGACTATTGATGGAGTACCTCACTACACCTTTAAACCTAATACCATTAAGTATGCCGTAGAGACAGACTCTAAATTAGGTCAAGAGATAGCAAATTCCGTGTTTGGTATTGTGTTTCATACTGGTTATAATGATTTAGATAGCCCTCCACAGTATGGTATTAACGTTAAGGGTCTTAAAAAGGTACCTGGTGTATGGGTTGACGATGCAGTCTTTACAGATACTACAGGAACTGTTACTTTAACTAAAGATGAATCTAAACAAGTTAAAGATTTAGTTAAAACAGCAGACTCTATTAAGGTAAAGTATAAAGACTTACCTTTAGATCTAATGAACATCTATGTTAACTCTGAAATACAGCAAGGTAAGTTCTTAGAGGATGCAGAAATGTCATTTAACGGATTTGTTGATTGGTTTAAGTCAAGAATGTCTAAAGAAATTGAAAAGCGTAAGTCAAAAGCTGGAAAGCTTAAGGTAGAAGAAAGCTTTAAAAAGAAGTTAGCAGAAATTCAACAATCAAAAGATAATGTAGTTAATATTTTTAAGATAAGTCGTTTGCTATCACAAGCTAAACAGATTTTTGTTAACAAATATAACAATGCTACATACAATACTAAGCATTTCTTAGATAATGAGGATGGTACTTTAAAAGTTACTGCACCAGAGGGTTATGTTGCCGTTAGTAAAGCTGGTGGTGCTGTTAAGCTTGTCGATAGATTAGAATTTAGCAGAGCTAACTTTAGCGGAGGCCAAACAAGCACGAGAAAATGAAATCATTTAAGGAATACTTTACAGAAGGCCTATGGGCTAACATCAACGCTAAGAGAAAGAGTGAAGATGAAGAGACGAGACCACTAACTGTAGCGTTTGGTCGCTTCAATCCTCCTACAATCGGGCATGAAAAGCTTTTAAATGCGGTTAAGGGTGCTTCAGAAAGTGGTGATTTTAAGATATATGCTTCACAATCACAAGATAAGTTAAAGAATCCTTTATCTTACGGTGAAAAGGTTGAATATATGAAGGAAATGTTTCCTGATTATGATAGACATATTATAAAAGATAATAATATTAAAACTATCTTCGATATACTAACAAAAGCTCATGAGGAGGGATATACCAAGTTCAAATTAGTAGCAGGTAGTGATAGAGTCCCAGCTTTTACTAAGTTAATTCAAGATTATAATGGTGTTAAGG